GGACAACACCCGCGTCCAGATCGACATCAGCTCAGTGAACGGGACGGGCAACGTGTTCCACCGCCGCCGGGAGAACGGGGTGGAGTGGGAGCCCGGCCAGCCGGTCGTCAAGGGCAAGGCCAATGTGTTCGTGTTCGACTGGACCCACCACCCGGACAAAACCCAGGAGTGGTACGATGAGCGCCGCCAGAAGGCGGAGGATGAGGGGCTGCTCCACATCTTCGCCCAAGAGGTGGACCGCGACTACAGCAGCTCAGTTGAGGGCATCATCATCCCCAGCGAGTGGGTGCGCTCAGCGGTCGATGCGCACGTCAAGCTCCAGTTCCTGGATGAGGGCAAGTGGATTGCCGGCCTGGACGTGGCGGACGGCGGCGGGGACAAGAACGCCCTGGCCCAGCGCCGGGGCGTCGTGCTGAAGGATGTCCAGGCCTGGGGCGCTGTGGACACCGGGGTCACGACCCGCCGCGCCATCCAGAAGCTCCACCGCCCGGGCGAGACAGCCCTGATGTATGACTGCATCGGGGTCGGGGCTGGCGTCAAGAGCGAGGTTAACCGGCTCAGGGCGGCCCAGGAGGCGGGCGAGCGCATTGACTTCCGCTTCCCCGTTGGGCTCCGGGTTGAGCCCTGGAACGCGGGTGCCGCCGTCCTGTTCCCCGACAAGCGCATCATCAGGGGGGACAAGTCCAGCCCCCTCAACAAGGACCACTACCTCAACCTGAAGGCCCAGGCCTGGTGGGAGCTGCGCGCCCGGTTCTGGCGCACCCACCGCGCCATCACTGAGGGCATCGACTATGACACCGAGGACCTGATCAGCATCGACAGCTCTGGCTTCTCCAAGGAGAACCTCGCACAGCTCATCAAGGAGCTGAGCCAGGCCACTTCCTCTCTGAGCCCGGGTCGTCTAAAGTTGATGGTGGACAAGAGCCCGGAGGGGACCCGCTCCCCCAACATGGCTGACGCGGTGGTGATGGCCTTCTGGCCGGTCATGAGCCGGTACACCCTGGAGAACATTGGATGACCCTTCCGACCACAGACAGCCTCCGCTCCCTGATCACCGGGATGGGCGACCCGCTGATTGACAAGTCCGCCTCGGTGTTCTATGGACACCATGTGCTCAGCGACCTCCAGCTGCTCAATGCCTACCGCAACACCTGGCTCGCCAAGAAGATTGTCAACATCCCGGCCCTGGACGCCCTGCGCAAGTGGAGGGAGTGGCAGGCTGAGCAGGAGCAGATCACGCTGATTGAGGCGGAGGAGCGGCGGCTGGGACTGAAGCTCAAGATGCTCCAGGCCAAGACGCTCGCCCGGCTCTGGGGTGGGGCGGTCATCTACATCGGGGACGGCGGGGACGCCTCCCAGGAGTGGGACCCCGAGCTCATCAAGAAGGGCGGCCTGAAGTACCTGACGGTGATGAGCCGCCGGGAGATGATCGCTGGTGAGCTGGAGGTTGACCCGACCCTGGAGCACTACGGCATGCCCAAGGCGTACCAGGTCGCCAACGCCACGACCTTCCTGGACATCCACCCGAGCCGCCTTGTGGTCCAGATCGGTGACATGCACCCCGACCCCTGGAACGCGGTTGGAAATGTCGGCTGGGGGGACAGCGTGCTCCAGTCCGTCTGGACCGCAGTCACCAATGCCGACAGCACGGCGGCCAACATCGCCTCGCTTGTGTTTGAGGCCAACATCGACGTGTACAAGATTCAGGACCTCATGGAGCACATGAGCTCTGCGGCATACCGCAACAAGCTCATCGACCGCTTCACGCTGGCCAACATCGGCAAGTCCGTCACCAAGGCCCTGATCACCGACAGTGACGAGGAGTATGAGCGCAAGCAGATCGCCTTCGCCGGGCTCCCGGACGTCATCCAGCAGTTCCTGATCCTGGTCTCAGGCGCGGCGGACATCCCGCTGACTCGCCTGCTTGGGCAGTCCCCTGCTGGGCTGAACAGCACCGGCGAAGGCGACATGAAGAACTACCATGACCGTGTCCAGTCCATCCAGACCCTGGAGATTGGCCCGGCCATGCACCGCCTGGATGAGGCGCTCATCCGCTCCGCCCTGGGCGACCGGCCCCCTGAGCTTTTCTACACATGGGCCCCCCTGGAGCAGATGAGCGAGAAGGAGAAGGCTGAGATTGGCAAGATGAAGGCTGAGACAGCCAACATCCTCACCACCACCGGCCTGTTCATGCAGGAGGAGCTGCGTGAGGTTGTCGGCAACCAGTTCGTTGAGGATGGCTTCTACCCTGGACTGGGGGACCTGCTCAAGCAGAATGGCGAGGCCCTCCCCGAGTTTGACCTGGAGCGCCGCGCCCAGGAGGCCGGGGTCAACGCCCTGGAGAACCCGCAGCCCCAGCCGGAGCCCGGCCAGCCAGTCGCGGACGCCTCGCCCCGGTCGCTGTACATGCGCCGCGACGTGGTGAACGCGGCTGAGATCATCAAGTGGTACAAGGACCAGGGCGTGCCCGAGGTCTATGCGCCCGAGGCGATGCACGTCACCATCGTCTACAGCAAGAAGCCCCTGGACTGGATGAAGATGGGCCAGCCCTGGGAGGCCACGCTTGAGGTCCCCGAGGGCGGCCCGCGCATCATGGAGAAGTTCGGGGTGGAGGGGGACGTGCTGGTGCTCCTGTTCGCCTCCAATGAGCTCCAGTGGCGCCACGGTCACGCCCTGGACATCGGGGGCTCCAGTGACTTCCCCGAGTACCAGCCCCACATCTCCATCTCCCTGCGCGCCTCTGAGGTGGACCTCATCAACGTCAAGCCCTGGACGGGCAAGATTGTCCTGGGGCCGGAGGTCTATGAGGAGATTGACGACGCGGGCGACTGGCGTGAGAAGGTTGCCACCGAATGAAGTACAGCCTCGCCTCCATGGTTCGGAACCGGCGGCCCGGGTCAGTTGCCCAGGTCCCGGTCATCGCGCCGCCCCTTGGGCTTGAGCGCTCAATCCTCGCCCAGCTCCGCCGGGTGGAGCAGGCCGTGGCCCAGGGCATCCGTGACATCATCCTCCCCCGCTACCGGACCAAGCTGACCACGGACGCGGATGAGGACAGCTTCAGCGCCCTCCGCCTGCTGGTCGGGGCCATGGTCCGCATCGCCTCGCAGCAGGTGGCTGAACTCCTCCAGCTGGAGGGCCGCCGCCACACCAAGGCATGGATGTCCGCCGCCCGGCGGGCCTTCGGCATAGACCTGTCCAGCGTCGTGAGTGAGGAGGACCTGGAGGGCTACCTGGAGCAGGCCGCCCTGCGCAACTCCTCGCTCATCCGGGGCCTGGCAGATGACCTCCTCAAGCGGGTCGCCCAGGAGACGACCACCGCCCTCATCGCCGGGGAGTCAGCAGCCCAGCTCCAGGCCCGTCTCAAGCGGCAGCTGGAGGTCGCGGACAGCCGCGCCCGGCTCATCGCCCGCGACCAGACCAGCAAGCTCACCAGCGACCTGAACCGGCGGCGGCAGGAGGAGGCCGGGGTGGACAGCTACATCTGGCGCACGAGCCAGGATGAGCGGGTGCGAGCCCGCCACCGGGACCTTGAGGGTCGGCAGTACAGGTACGGCGAGCCCACGGGTGCGGAGGAGGGCCTGCCCCCTGGGCAACCCATCCAGTGCCGCTGCGTGGCTCAGGGCGTGGTGGTGTTCTGATGGCTTGCCGGTGTGCGGAGCGGAGGTCAGCAATCGTTGCTGCTGTGAAGCGGCCCTCCACGGCCTTGACGGCTGCTAAGTTTGTCGCTAAAACAGGTGTCCAGGACATTGCTGCTGCCGCCAACCGCATTCGGCGCATGACAGCAAAGAGGCGAGGCTGATGCAGTTCACCGATGCAGTCACGATTGAAGGCACGCGCATCCGGCAGGACGGCTACCTTGTTGCTGACGCTCGGGTCGCACGCACCGGCATCCAGCGCTACCTCGGCAGCGAGGTGGGACGCCCTGACCTCCAGTACGTGGACGTGTACCGGCCCCCCGAGGAGGTGTTCAGCGCGGACTCAATGAAGTCCTTTGCTCACATCCCAGTCACAGACGACCACCCCACCGTTGCCGTGAACGCTGACAACAGCCGTGAGCTGGCCCGGGGCTGGACCTCCGATGAAATCGCCCGGGACGGGGAGCGCCTCCGGGTGCCCCTCATGGTGTCAGACGGCGCGGCCATCCAGAAGGTTCAGGCCGGCAAGCGTGAGCTCAGCGCCGGTTACACCTGTGAGCTGGTTTGGGGCGACGGTATTGCCGAGGACGGCACCCCCTTCCAGGCAAAGCAGACCAACATCAGGGCCAACCATGTTGCCATCGTTCAGCGCGGGCGGGCCGGCAAAGACGTTCGCATTGGCGACAGTGCGTCCAAGTGGGGCACTGCCCCGATCACCACAGCGCACGACAAGGAGACG